AAGTTGTAATAGCAGAGTAATCGGCAGATTCTTTTTTTAAAAATGCTGTATCATAAGATTGTATGACATGTTGTAATTTTGGAATATAATCCCGGTCCCATTTTCGCCACCATTCCCTTTTGATTAATGAGCCTTCTTCCGAAGTTGGATTTTGCATCCACTGCGCGTTCCACTTACCAACTGATAGAGATGCCTTAACAGATTCTAATTCTTTTAACTTCCAATACTCTGGCCAAACAGGTTTACCCGAAGGCATGATAGCTGGAAACTCAATGATCTCCCATTGATCTGCTTTTAAACCTTTTTGAGATTTTAATAACATACCTGTTAAATCTTTCATGTTCCATCTAGTCATTACAACTACAATAGCTCCGCCAGGTTGTAATCTTTGACGTGGACCAGATGTATACCATTCATAAGCTCTTTCCATAGCTTGCATATTTAAAGCGTCTTGCTCAGAGTGAGGGTCATCAATAATAAGTAAATCCGCTCCACGGCCCGTTATGGCCGATCCAACACCCGCTGCATAATATTCACCACCTTGTTCAGTCTCCCATTTGCCCGCGGCTTGCGAATCTTCTTTTAGTCTTGTTTTAAAAACGGATTGATATTCTTGACTATCAATTAAGTTCTTGGCCTTACGACCAAACCTGATTGCAAGTTCTGTGGTGTGGGTTGTTTGAATAATTTTTAAGTCTGGCTTACGACCTACCATCCAAGCAGGAAGTAAAAAAGAAGCAAATTCAGATTTAGTATGCCTAGGAGGCATATTGATAATTAATCGTTTTACCTCACCTTTTGCCAGGCGATTAAATTTTTCTGCAATTTTTTTGTGATGACTACCTTCTATAAATTCAGGCCATACATGTTTAACAAAAGAAAGAAAATCGTTACTTACTTTGGATTTCTGTTTTTTTTCAGAAAGCTTTAAAGCAACTTCAAGAAATTGCTTCTTAATATCAGGAGGCAGTCTATTTAATTGTTCCTCATTCATATAAAAATTTTGTAATATTTTTTTGTAATATTTTTTAACACCCTTTTATTCTCATTCCTATTTTATAGCATGTTTATGTCTAAAACCAACTATATATACTAATCTATTCCCTAGACCCCTTGGAAAGGGGTGGTGGGGGGTTGTTTAATATAGATACATTCAAATCCATTGGGACCCCTCGAGCCCCAACGCAGGCGGAGCGAAGCGACCAGCGAAGCTGGTTGCTGAGCGTAGCCTGATTAACATATATAACTAGGGTGGGCCCGCCCGTTAACAGGTAATACGGGGGGTGGGCCCGCCCGTAAACAGGTAACGCACAACCTATGCGCGATGCGCTGACTGCATACGTACTGAAGTTGTGCCGCGGCCCGTGGTTAATCTATTTGATTAACCAAATAAATTAGCGCGATTAAAACTATATTCAATGCCCATATTCCTATTGCTATTTCATATCCTGTTATCATTTTATTTTACCTTTATTAATTGTTTATGGGATAATCTACTATAGATTATCCCGCGTGTCAAGCTTTATAATTCTTTTGCTAAAGTATCTAAGCCTGTTTTAAATAAAGTTTCTAACTGCTCTTTACTTCTTTTAGGTCCATGAACGGGAGGTTCAGAAACTAAACCTTTATGTAATAGCATACTATCCCCGCCGCTGCTTTGGTGTGGATATCTCCACACTTCATAATAATCAACCCAGTCACCGAAACTATCTTTTTCCCTGCTCAAGGTTGTTACAATTTTACCCTGAAAGCTTTGGGCCTCAACTGTAATGTTATGATGAGCGCGGGCCGTCGGTGCGTTTTTTCTCGCGCTGTCTGATATTACTCCATAAAAGTGACTCATTTTTTATACTCCTTTATTAATTGTTTATGGGATAATCTAACATAACTTATTAAAGCTGTCAAGTATTAATTAATATTTATATTTAATAAGGCCTACTCTTTAGGGGTGGGCCCGCCCGTTAACAGGTAACCACTGCTCGCGGTGCGTGTATTTTTTTAAAGTATTACCGCCGCCCCCAACCACCTGCCAATGTTATAGGAATTTATAAGATAAGTCAAGTTATTTATTTACATTTAATCAAAATAAATATATTGCTTTTAATGTTAGATAGTCCTATATTAATTATATCCCGTTTGTTGGTATCCGGATTTAAAACTCAAACCAGCACAACGCCGGCCCCCGGTAGGAATAGACGCTAGTTCGTCTCCATGTACCGGGACTAGGCACAACAATAGGAGTACAAAAAATGTCAAATAAAACAATTTCGGAATTTAGCAAGCAACTAAAGGACGTAACTTTTAACCACGCAGATGCGCTGGTTAATTCGCAAAACTGGGGCAAGTTGTTTACCTTAAAGGAACAGCTGCTCGACCATAAAAAAGCAGAGTTAACGATTTTAGATAAAATCGAAGCAGTCAAAAAAGCTATTGGAATGGAAAAATTTCAATGAGTAATTTAGCAATGGATAAGTTAGAAGAAAATTTATTTGAAGAAGCTAAAGAAAAAATTGAGAAGAATTGTTTTTCGGGGCTCGATATCGACGGGGCCCCGTATTACTCTAAAACTTCCGATCAAATTGATAAGGAGGCAGAAAAAGAAGTAAAAGAACTTATTGAGAGAAATAGCTAGTTTAGAATTATTCTAATCTAGTGGAGTATTTAAAAATTTTTGCTCGATGTCGACCCAAGAGTCCGCAAGCGCACAGGTCGCAAGCGCTGGTGTTTCCCTATAATCAGTCAACAAGCCAAGAATTGAGGAACTCGAATAGAGTCTAATCTCATTAGCTTTTCGTGGACCGTGGATGGCCTCTTGGCCTACCCCTACCAATATAAAATTACGCTTTTGATGTACTTGATGAAATAATATCTGATGAGGACTAAATGATATTTTTGGAGACCTAGCCAGCTTGAGCTCACACATGAAAAAACCGCATGAATCATGATAACCGAGTAAATCCGGTACCCCAAAACTAGACCATGATTCGAGTCTGGTCCAGTTAATCTTTGCTGTTTTTTTCTTTGTTATGCGCCAGAGGTCCGACTCTTTTTTCATCGTACACTTTCTTAATTGTGTGTTGAGTTAATGAGCTAATTGGATCAAATTTCATACTTTCAGTTGAACCCATAAATAGTAAAGTTAGCAGTATTTTAAACATATTTGACTTGTACGCTATTGTACGATAAAGTCAACTTATGGGCGTACCAGCTAATCTAACAGAAAAACAAATTAAATTTGCAGAACTTCTAGTTTATAATGAAGGCAGAATGAGTCCAGCGGAATGCGCAAAGGAAGCTGGGTATGCGAGTAGACCTAGACAAGCAGCATCAGAATTAAGAAACTCAAAAAAATCACCATTGGTAGTTAGATATATTGGAGAGCTTAGAGCAGAAGTACAAGAAAAATATGGTGTAACTTTTGAAAGACATATTACAGAATTAGCTAAAATAAGAGATGACGCCAGAGCTAAAGGAGCTTGGGCAGCAGCAACCAACGCAGAGGTAGCTAGAGGTAAAGCTGGTGGTTTGTATGTAGATCAAAAATTAGTTATTACAGGAAACTTAGATAACATGTCAGAGCATGAGTTAGAAAATAAAATGAAACAAATTCTGTCGGAACACAGAGATATTATTGACGGTGAAGTTGCGGATGCAGTTATAGAAGAACTAATAGAAGATCCTAAAAGTCCTGCTTTAAAAAAGAAACAAATAAATTAATTTCTATCTTTAACTGGTTTAGGTTTAGGAACTGGTGCTTTTATACCTTGAGGTGTTGGTCCTTTTAATGGTGGTATTAGTTTCCACTTAACATTAGGCATGTTTTTAGTTAAGGTTTTATTTTTCATTATTCCAAGACACTAGCATTAAAGTTATTGCTGCGTATATAAGTATAATAAATCCAATAGATAGAAAATAAATCACAATTTTTATTAATGTATTTTTTTAATTGATTGTATAACTGCTGTTGGAATTATACATGTGTTGCCGATGGTGTCAAATGTAGGTTTATCCTTATCTAAAATGTAATCAGTAAATATTCTAGTAATGCCTTTAGTTTGGCTCAACAAATATCCCTTAGACACACAAATAGGTAACTTTTCTTTTTTTAAATCTTTGGTATTACTCCAGCCCGCATCACCTTCAATATCAAACCATTTTATTTCTACAAATGGATAAGCAGATATATCATTACCTAATGATTTTGTATTTAAAAGGATTGTTTTTCTGTTTTTGGCTCTTTTTTTAGGCATATTTAATTTTACTATAAGAGAAATATTTAGGCAATTTTATTATTTTTTATTTTAAAAATGCTCCCACACTTAGAGTGTTGATAAATGGTGTAAAACAACACTTATTAGACTGTGCCATGGCATATTTCAAAAAAGCTATATTACACACCATTTGTGCCACGGTGTGCCATTGGAAATTATCGCGGTGGCACAGCTATTAGTCAATAATACCAACACTAATAGTTCATTTTAGGTAGTGTGCCATGTGTGCCGCCTACTTTTTTTTACTTTTAAAAAAAAAAATTACCCTAAAATTTCTCTTATATAACGGCACAGTCAAATAACCCGCATAAAATATAGAGTTGCCTTAAAATGGCTGTTCCATTGCCACATTTTAGCCTTTATTAACTTTGTTTAAAGGTCATTGATCTAAACCTTTTTATGTCTTCGGTTTTTAGAACCATTCTAGTTGGTTCGGGATGACCTATAATATTATTATCTTGTATTTCAATATTTTTAATTTCTTCTAAATGACCACTTTCAGTTTCAATATAGATATGACAATTAGATATTGCTGTACCTTTTTGATTTTCTGTAAATTTACCTAGGTATTGTTGTAGATCTCTCACTCTCATGCTCATATGATATCTCCTCTTTTGCGTATTGTTTAACTAATGCGTACCATTTATCAGTCCATATTTTTTTCATTTCTAAATTTGGTGCCTTATCCACAGCGTCTGATAATTTATTCAACTTGCTCATTATTTTGTTCACGTTTGGTTCTTTGTTCATAATAGTCGCTTACCTTTCCTAGCCATTTGTGTTGGTATGATTGATACTCTTTACCTTCAATAATAAATTCTTGGTAATAATTATCTTTGCTACACATCATAATCACACCTTTATTAATAGAAGTTTTATGCATATAATTATGGGCCATTCCATATGCTGCCAACTGAAGACAATAATCTTCAATCCACTCTCTTTGTTTTGGTTTATTAGTTTGTTTAAAATCTATGATGGCATCTTGGCCTTTGTGTATGCCTACTAGATCTGTTTGCCCCGCATACAAACCTGGATAGAAAAGAGTACATTCTATTCCATAATACTCTGGAACGTTACACAGACCTCTCTCAATGACTTTAATGGCCATGTTGTGAGCTTCTCTGCCTACTTGTGTAAGATCTAAATAACCATCTTTTAAAATATACTTCTCTAATATTTTATGCATCGCGGTCCCCCGTGCACCAGCACTATCCACGATCCGCGTAGCTTCATTCTCTCCCACCCGTTTTCTCCACGCGGCCAGTGATGCTTGTTTATCAGAAGATTGGGTAGCGGATAGAATGGTAGTAACACTTGGTAATTTTTCCTTACCTGTAAGATAGTGACGCTCACCGTTGATGGCCTCTCTTACTGTCTTAGGGTAGATATAACAATTATTATGTTTCATTTGTATCTCCATATCTTTCTTTAACTATTTTTAAAAAACCCGTAGCCATTTCAGGTGTTATACTACATTTAGCCCTATTATATGCCCAAGTCGTAAA